AGATACTGGGTCAGTTAATGTTGTTGATGTCTCACCATGAACTGTACCTAATGTGGTAGGAGTTGCAGCAGCAGTTGTAGCAATAGTTCCCCAAGATGATGTTGTACCATCAGTTGTAAGATACTTACCTGAGTTGCCTGTCTGAGAAGGAACTACATATGTAGTTGAATCTGTAGCAACTAATGTCTTAGATGTTGGGATTGTTGTTCCATTAATTGATGTTGCAGTAGCAACTCCAATATCTGGTGTTACCAAAGTTGGGCTTGTGTCCATTACAAACTTTGTACCAGTACCAGTCTGAGATGCAATAGATGTTGCTGCACCTACAGAAGTGATTGGACCAGTCAAATTAGATGGAGCAAGAACTACGTTGTCAAGATAGTACTTTGTAACCGCATCTTGAGCATTGGTTGGGTCTCCCAAACCTGTAATTTTGTTAGTGCCCATTGCAATAGCACCAGACATAGTGCCACCAGATAGTGCTAACTTAGTATCAGCGTAATCCTTTGTTGCTGCGTCGCCAGTTGCTGTAGGTGTTCCAAGACCTGTAATCTTATTGCTTCCCATGGCGATGGTACCTGACATTGTTCCACCAGCCAGAGGCAACTTAGTTGCTAGGCTGTTAGTTACTGTCGTTGAGAAGTTAGCATCATTACCAAGAGAGGCAGCCAACTCATTAAGAGTGTCTAACGCTCCTGGCGCTGATGCAATTAAATCAGCAATTTCTGTCTGCACATAAGCAGTAGTAGCAATCTGAGTTGTATTGGTATTTGCCGCTGCTGTTGGAGCAGTAGGGATTCCAGTCAATGCTGGGCTAGCAAGTGGGGCATAAGTGCTTGCTGCTGTACTTGTTCCCAACTTAGAATCAATCTGAGTCTGAATAGCAGATGTAACACCATCTAAGTATCCAAGTTCAGTTGAAGATACAGTTGATGATGGAGCAATCTTTGTCCAGTCAATTGCTGCAGAAGCATTAATATCGGCATTGACAATAGTGCCATCTGCAATCATTGTTGACGTAACAGTTCCAGTGTCTCCAGCAGTAATCGCTGTTCCTGAAATCTTAGTCTTATCAATAGCAGCAGACGCGTTAATGTCAGCGTTTACGATAGAGTTGGTAAGGGATAACTTACCGTAGCCAATTTGGGCAGATGAGTTGATATCTGCGTTTACAATTGTATCATTGGCAATCATTGTGCTTGTTACTGTACCTGTATCTGCTACAGTAACAGCAGTACCAGAAATCTTTGTCTTATCAATGGCTGCTGAAGCATTGATATCAGCGTTAACAATAGTACCGTTAGCAATCATTGTAGAAGTAACTGTACCAGTATCGGTTGTGTAAACGCCATTAGTTACTGTACTAGCATTACCTGTTAAATTACCTGTTACGTTACCTGTAAGGTTGCCTGTAAATGTTCCTGCAATAGCGCCAGTACCAGTAATGGTTGGACTGGTTAAAGTTTTATTTGTAAGGGTCTGTGTATTGGTTGTACCAACTACAGCACCAGTAGCACCGTGTCCCGTTGTAGCCTCAATGTGAGTATTTGCTTCACGGTAATCACGACCGATAGCCATGTGACGTACGATTGCACCTGCTGAGTGAGTCTGGCCAGATGAGCCATCAATACCACGAACAATTGTTAATGTATTAGTACTAACAGCGGTGATATCTACAATTTCTTCGAGCGCTGTATCTGGGTCAATAACAACAGTGAATGTTTCACCTGCTGACACTGTTACACCACCAAGTAGTGATGAACCAGATACGACTGTAGCAGTTGTCGCAGACGATGTTAGCGCAGCAGATAGAGTTGTTTGCTGTGAACGTGAGGAGTATTTACGGGTTGTCATTTAGGTTCCTATCGGCGGGAGAAGTGAACTTTAGGTGGATAGTTCTGTTGTTGTGCTTTTGTCTCTTCGTTAAGACGTTGTGTATAAAGTGCGTAGAGTTGCTTAGTTGCAGATTGTGACGCACCATATGGACGCTTTGAGTCAGTCTCATCCGCCTGTGGACTAACCATTGCTGCTCTTGCTGGGTCAAGGAATGATAGTAAGCGATATGCCGTTCCTAGAATCACAACATCACGCGTTGATTCTGGAAGTCCAGTTTGTGTAGCATAATCTTCAGAGTTTGATGTAAAAGCAACTGGGTCAGTAGCGTAGATAACCTTTACTGTTCGGCCAGAGATTGGTGCTTCGCCTAAGGTAATTGTCTGTACTTGGTCAGTGCCTGTTACATAACCAAAGGCTTCAGCATTGGCTGCTGCATCAAAGTCATAGCGTCGAATTGGTTGCCATTCTTTTGTTGGCCCAATTGTTTGCCACATCACTGTGATGATGTTTTTGATATTTAGGTTAGCAAATGCATAGGTAGATACTGCTGCATTAAATGTAAAGGTTGTTGACTTTACTGAAAAGATATTTGAACCAAGCGCACGGATTGTGTCATTGATAGCACGCTTTACTGAATGACGCGGGAACGTTGGGCTAATCGTAACCTTGCTATCTGCTGTGTGTGTTGCAGCAGTTGAGCCCAGATAACCACGACCATATGGTGCTACAGTTGCAGTATTTGCAATACGGTCATATGAGTCAACCCACATTAACTCTTCGCCAATCTCAATTACGCCCTTACCAACTGAATCAGTTGCGCCTAGGCTCAAGATTAGAGGGGAAGCACTTGAAGAGGTTGTGGTTGTTACAGGGTTAACAAGATATGTTGAACGGTCTTGCTGGAATGTATAACCTGCAAGATTGATAAGGACTTCATCAATCATATTCTCTAAAGTAGTTGTCATGCGTTGATGCTCCTCAAAGCAGCAGGTGCTGCAAGTCCAGTAGTGCCAGCAAGTTCATTACAGATACCGTCGATGTCCTTGAACTTATCACGTGTACGTGAAGATGAAGCCTTGATGTTTAATGCACCAACTGTTGCTAGACCAGTAGTACCAGCCCAAGCATTAGCAGCGCCCTGCTCATCAAGTCCAGTAGTACCAGCGAGCCTATTTAACTCTGCTGCTAGACTACTGCCTGCTTTGCCTATTGCCATTGTTTACCCTTTCTTAGGTGTAATCAAACCTTGTTCTGGAAGAATTAATTTGGATTTCTTTTCCTCTTTAACTCCACCAAAGAATGCTTTGTAGTAATGTTCGTCAAATGAGAATCGCTTCATGTGAGGAACTGTTGCCCCTGTATGGCACCATACTGGTACCTCAGCCTTGTCACATAGTGCAAAGAAGTAAATGTCTTCGCCCATAAAAGACTTATTGACACCAACCTCAGTGAACAGTGGTACACCAGGAACTGCTTCTAGAATCTTAGTTACTGCGTTGCGATGCATGAGGACAAACCCCATACCTGCAGCACCAACCTTGATAAACTTATTTTCAGGTAGAGGATGCATTCTTTGAATGCCAATCGTATCTCCTGCTTCCGCAAACTCATACACCGTAGGCATAGGAATCATAAGCGGGTCTTCGGGTGTATCTGTTGTGAAGTACACACCAGTTACAATTGGATGCTTCTCAGCATCCTTGTTGTCCCACAGTAACTTAAACTTGTCAACGCTAATAACAACATCTGAGTCTACCCATAGTAGCCAGTCAGATTTGTTGTTTTCATACCAATATGAGATTACCTTCTCGCGTTGTCTTGCAATCTGATTGCCTTGGCTTCGTAGTGATGTCTCAAACTTTACACCAGACTTGAGCATAACATCTACAACGCCTTGCATAAACTTGCCATCAACGTTACCGTTGTCGCACCAAGCAACCGATACTGTTTCTTGTTTCATCGTCCCCTACTTTCTTACCACTTAACTTTATCAGCCCAATATGCTGCAGACATCTTGCCCTTGGCAATGTTCTTTGCGTGACGTGCTTTGAATGAACGTTGACGTGCAGTTGGTTGTCTGTCCCCAACAACACCCTGCTGACCAAAGCGAATAGTCTTGACCTTATCTCCCTCTTTAGCCACAACAACATGTGACTTGGTTGGATGACTTGGTGTACGCTTAGGCTTGTTAAAGCCTGATACTCCTGCTCGCTTTAGTCTAGGGTCAATCATTTCTTCTTCGCCTTCTTCTTTGCTTTTCCTGCTTCAGATAATGCAATAGCAATTGCTTGCTTTGGGTTCTTAACTACTTTGCCACCCTTACCAGAATGCAATGTTCCAGCCTTGAATTCGTGCATAACTTTCTGCACTTTCTTCTGTCCCTTAGTTGGCTTCTTCATTACTTGCCCTTCTTAACGCCAGATACTTTCTTAAGGCGAGGGTTTGCCTTTACTGCAGCCTTACCAGCCTTGCGTGCACCAGCAGCGAGAATAGCACCAGCACGTTCAGTTGAGATGCCCTGCTTCTTGGCAATAGATGCTGCAGCCTTTTTGAATCCTGGATGTGCTTTCTTCATCCCTTAACCCTTCTTCCCTTTGAATCGTAACGAGCACCCATAAGGATTGCTCCTGCTAGTTGACCCTTTTGACGACGTGCAATACCAGCAAGTTTATTTGCCATTTCATCAGTTCCTGGTCCTGGAGTCTGACTCATCTCAGTTCTACGACGTGCAGACTGATATACGTCATTAATTTCTTTTGCAATATTCTCGAAGTAATTGCGCTTCTTTGCAGCCATCTTACTTCTTCTTGCCCATCTTCTTTGGCATTGCCTTCTTAGCAGACTTCTTCATTGCTTTGGCGCCGTACTCTTTCATCTTCATTGCCATTGGCTCATTCTTCTCATGCTTTTTCATAGCAGCCATTGACTTGTACTTCTCACCTTTTACTGACATTATATTTGTCCAATCTCTTTCATTACTGCTACGGATTCTTTAGTTATATCTTTTGCCTTAGGCATTGTATCTGCATCATATGCTTTGCCCAATGTTTCTGACGCTGTATATGCTGCTTCTACATGTGCCTTTGTTGTACCTGACGGCTGCATTCCCTGACGTCTTGCTTCTCTATAGTCAGATAGTTCAGCATTCCATTTCTTATCTGGAATATCTCGCTTTGCATCCCCTGCATTAAGTTGTAAACCTTTTGCCTTACAACCAAAACAGTCATCATCACATGCTGTATGGTCAATAGATATATCTTCATACTCAAATGGTTTTTCCGCAGTAACATCACAAAGAACGCAACCCCATAAAGTTGCTTCAAAGTTATGTTCAGCAGTAAAGCCCCATTCAAGAACTTTACTTATGTGCTGATGTTCCATGTCCCCTACTGTTCTGTAAAGTTTGCTTCAGTTACTCCAATACCACCAGCAATTAATTCAGCCTTAGTGGTATCATCTACTGTATGGTTATATCCACCACGATATACGGCATCATAGTCCAATAGGTCCTCATCTACAGCATAGCGTATCTGTGAGTATGTAGAACCTGACTTTACTATTGTAATACCTTTGTCAAGTTTATAGAAGTAGAACAGACGGTGTCCACCCGCTGGGCCTTCGGCCACTGTTGGTGTCTTGAATGTCCAGTTTGTCATAGTTCTCCTTAATGAACTTACTGATGAGGCTAGGTTTCCCTAGCCCCACCCGTCAATCAACTAAGCGATTGATGAACCTGATTCGATTCGGTATAGTGCCTCTTCGCGGTAGCGAGCAAAGCCTAGTACGCCGTACCAACCCATTGGGCGGTGACGCATCAACTTGTCAACTACTGGTCCGATTACTACGTGTGGCTCTTCTGCCACTGCCTCAGCAAGTGCTTGCTGTCCAGCAATGATTGTGCGGTAAACGCGAGCAGATGCTGCTCCGTCTGTTGCATTGTACAGACGTGGAGACTCTACGAAGTATGCACCTTCGTATGTTCCGATTTCGCCTGCCCAGATGCGGTCCTGTGATGAACCGTACTGGTTTGGAAGTAGCCATCCTGCAGAACCTGTCTCAGCACGTAGGTCGTGTGAAACTTCTGGGTGTAGGCCAGCCCAGTATAGTGAGCCCTTGCGACCGTTAGCCTTGCCTGCACGCAACTTAGCAACAGCCTTGCGGATGTTTGCTGAAGATAGTGTAGCCGCTGCTGTAACAGTTGCTGTTGATGTTGCTGTTGAACCTGAGTAGATTACGTTTGAACCACCGCGCAATGTTGTCATTGCAACTGAGTCGATAGAATCTGCTAGGTTGAAAGCGATGATGTTAGCGATTGCTGGGTCTACATCTGCTAGAGAGAATAGTTCCAACGCACGTGTTACAAGTACTGAGTTACCATACTCTGCAAGAGTAATGGTTACAGATGTTGGTGTAGACAGTGCTACTGCATCTGGGTCAGTGTCTTCTGTGAGAGCAGTTGTTGCTGCTGAGAGGTCAACGTACTTCTGTAGAACTACAGTTGAACCTGGGATTGCTTGACGAGCAGGACGCTTATCTGCGACAGAACGAATTAGGGGTTCTGAACGGAGAGCGAACTCTAGTAGGCGGTCATACGCCTTTTGTACTAGACCTGCTGCGCCAACTGTACCTCCAAGAGTAGAGGAACCTGTTGATGTATAGGCATTAGCCATGAGTTGTCACCTCCAAGTGACTATGAACGGATATTATTGTTGCGAGCGAAGTACGTTCAAGAAGTCTTCCATGCTATCAGCCTGGTCCATCCTTAAACTTAAATCTTCTGCTCTATCAGGTGTTAACGCACCCTGTGTGATGACGTCCTGCTGGCGTAATGCTGCACGGTCGACTTCACTCGCTGCGGGTGCATCCTTAGCCACATCAATTCCGAACAAGTCTGCGTTATCATCAAGCCAGTTATTGACTGACTCCTCGTTAACTTCATCCAAGTCCTTAAGAATTAAACGTGTTGCTTTAGGATTGACACCTTTCTTTTCTAAGACTTCTTTGACGGTTCGCTCACGCTGCCCCTTGGATAAAACCTCAAGTTGCTCAGTGAGTTCCTTAATACGCTTCTCATCTGCACGCTTGGCTTTACGTAACTTTTTAAGTAAGTCACCGCCATCACCTGCATATTCATTTGTATCGAGGTCATCGTCTTCTTCGTCCCAGTAGTTGTTGCTCATAGCAACCCACCCTTCTATTTGTTATTAGTCGCAGGCCACAGTTCAGTTCGGGGAAACTGGCTGGCTCCTACTCTCGGTCTTGTACGCTGTGCGGGGCCGATAGGTCCACACAGGATATTAGAATGTGCCCTTTGTCTCTGACATTAGGCTTGTCTTATTTACACCTGAAGTTCCACTAAACTGTGCAATTTCACGTGCAGATAATGCTTGACGCTTACGCTGTGCTGAAGCAAGTTGATTAAATACTTCTTGCTCACCTTCTGTTTGACCATATCCAGCCATGGTTCCACCATAGATAGAAGATAGTTTCTCAGCAGTTGGAAGGATATCTGCAATAGTTGCATAACCCTTTTGTGCTTCAGCCTGTGTAATGCCTTGTGCTGCAAGTTGTTCAGCAACTGCTGCTCCTGGCTGTAGTCCTTGACGAGCACCTGCAACACCAATTTCGGCTGCAGATATTTGACGCTGAATCTTCTGGAACTGTTGTTCTGGGTCAAGAACATATCCAACCAAACTTGATGAGTCAATACCGTAGTAACTCTTAAGTTGTGAAAGAACTGCAGGGTCAGCGTTCTGTACGCGCTGCACTGCTGTTACTACACGGTTAGACAATTCTGTAGGCGACATATCGTTAGAGATAAACTGCTTTACATATGCATCTGTATCAAACTGCTTTAAGCCATAGGCACGTAGTACCTGGCGGTATCCATCTTCTACATTGAGATACTCTGCTGGAGTAAGGACTGATAAGCCCTTCTTGACTCGCTCGGCATTTGCTGCGAAACGCATTTGATATTCAGGTGTTTCCTGCAATTGTAAAGTAATTGTTGCTTCTGTGGCGCCATCTTGTGCAAGTTGGACAATCTTAGATGCAAGACTTGTAAGTCCATACTTAGCAAATCTATCTTGTAGTACAGCAATTGTTGATGCACGTGTTGCTGCTGCAGTTGTCTGGTCAGCAGTTGTCTTATCTGTTACACTCTTCTGCAATGTAGTAATCTGGTCCTGTAACTGCTTAATAAGCGCAGCGTTAGGGTCAGTTGTCGTAGTGCTGGTCGTACTGGTTGTACTGGTTGTTCCAGTAGTACTTGTTGTTCCAGTAGTAGCGGTAGGAGTAATTGGTGTTGTAACTACTTTAGTAGGTGTAACACCAGTTCCCATTGTTGTAGTTGTTCCTGCCACTGTTGTATCTGGAACAGACCATCCAGTAATAGTTCCTTTATCATCTTTTACTGGGGTTGGTTGAACAATAAGAGTATTAGCACCAGTAACGCCTTCATCTGCTGCTTGAGTTTCTCCACCGACTGCGCGTGAACCGTACTTCGCTTGATTTTCTGGAGTATTTGGAGCACGGTATGGCTGCCAACTACCAGTAGTAGAACCACCAATCCAAGAATAATAATAAATATAATCTTTATCTGCTGGTTGAGCCTCAGGGCGAACATTTGGATTAGTCATTGGGTCATTGATTGCACGTTCTTCAGCATCTAGTCTAGCCTGCTCTTCACGTGCAGCCTTAATGTAATCCATTTTTTCTTTTTGGCTCATTGCTGCTCTTTCTTCTGCAGAAAGTTCAGCGTAAGGAGTCATAGCCAATTCACGTGCTGCTTGTATTGAAGCAAGTTCTGCTGCTTTTAATTCTTCTGCAGTTGGTGGAGTTGTATTCGAACCACCTCTTCGTCCACCTTTGTAATTGATAGGTAGTCCTTCAATCATATCAGTGGGTTCTGCAGCAGGAGTTTCAGTTGTAGAAGTTGTATCGACTGCAGGAGTTGGATTATAGTTAGCAGCAGCCTGAGCCCAAGGAGTAGATGAACCAAACTGAGAAGCAGCAATAATTCCT